TGTAATATAAGAGTTCCAGCCTCTTTCTTCAGCTACTTTGTAAAGTGTCCCTTTTGAATTGTCATAGTGTTTTGGTGCTTCTAATCCTTCTATTTTATTAGGTTCAAATCCTTCAGGCATAAGCTCTACATCTGTACAACTCCAGTCAGAATCTTTTTGTGTAAAATACCAATAATTTTTACATCTCACTTTACCGTCAGATTCTACAGCAACTATTTTAATGTAATCTCCTTTTTTATACTGCCCTGCATGGATAGGATTGTCACATAAAGCTTTAAGATACCTACCTACTAATGATTGTCTTTTTTCTTCCATAATTACTCTTTAATAAATGTTCCGTTAACTGTTTTACCTTTCCTATCCTTAATCTCTTCAAATGCACTTTCTAAGCATTCATTATAGTTAAGTCCTAGTTGTTCACAAAGTATAATTAAAACTATGTTAATATCTCCTATCGCATCAATAGTTTCGTATGGGTCTTTTTTAAGTAAAGCACTTGCTAACTCTCCTACTTCTTCGGTAAGCTTTATAAATTGTTTAGGTGCGTTCTCTTCTTTAATTAGACCTCTTTCATTTGCCCATTCAATAATCTTTCTATCTATTAATCTTTTCATAATTTCGTTTTTACAAATATAACAATTTTAATATAAAAAAGCATTGCTAAATGAATAACAATGCTTTAATAACAATTTGAATTTGAATTTATATTTTATTTAATTATTTAATTGTTTTGTTTAATCTCTCTACCATACTTATAGCTTCATCATAAGTTATACTACGGTCAAGTAATATACTCCCATCTTCCTGCCATTCAATATCTAATCTAATACTTAATTTTCCGTTAAAGTCGTCTAAATAATAACCTCTTACATAGTGGTTAGCAGTTGATGATAAGACAATCATTGTTAAAATCCACCCACAAAAAGCGAATATCAAGCCAATAAAAGCATTTTCCCATGTTAAATTTAATCTGTTAATCATATTTTATTTATTTAATTTTTAAAAATAATAACACCCCCCACCTATCCAATGTTATTTTTGTTACAAGTCTAATGGTAACACCCGATGCCACGATATTAGGTTACCTGCATTCCCTCAATGAACATTCCTAATTCATTTTGAGCCAGTTTTATAATTTAAAAAGGTAAATCGTCGTCCTCTTCTTGTGGTGCTGGTTTTTGTGGTGCATCTTCTTTGGTTGCGTTTACAATAGTTCCTGAGTTCCAAACTACCTTACCATTTCCGATAAACGTCTTTTGTTTTTTCGCTTCACGTTCCTCTTTACTTTGACTAATTGAAATTCCTACATTGTTACCGTAGTTAGTTTCATCATTCACACTAATTGAAAGGCTTAACCATTTCTTACCATCCTTTTCAAAGATTTTAGATTTATCAATCTTAGATAAGTCTATACTTGCATTAATTATTGCACTCATATTTATTTATTTATTTGTTCTTTTAATTCCGCTAACTTTTGTTCTAACTCTTCGATTTTTTGCTCTACTTCGTTTATTGGTTTCATTTGTCGATATGAAGTATACGACATATTATCTTCTCCATTAATAAATGTATCGTCATCCCCAAAACCTACTACAACATATCTATAACTAAACTGTTCCCCTAAATCATGCAATAAAATTCTTTTTTTCCATAATTCTTGTTCACTATCTCTTACCATTACATAGTTAGGCCCTTCAACTTCTTCAAAACGATGTTTATATAAAAATATTTTATCTCCATCATCATCTATAACTGTATAGTGAGTCTCATCCTCTTCTATTACTTCATAAACTTTACCTACTGTCATACTTATGTATGTTTCTTTTAACCTAACTTTCTTCATTTTATTTATATTTTGCGTTACTTTTTGAATTGTCATAACTATCACACACCCCCTTTGAGGCGCATGATGTTAGACCTATTATTAATACTATTTGAATGATTTTTTTAACCATTGTTTTAATACTTCGATTTTTCTCTGATTACTTGACTTACTCATTTTACTTGTTTTTAATTAATTATTTGTTGCTTATATTTATTTAATTTTTTAATGAATTTATCTAACCCATCTTTGATTATTATTAATTCATCTTTGATTTCTTCACGTATTACCCTTTTTACAAACATGGGTCTTATTTTAAAACGATCATCAAACGAAATAAAATCTAACCACTCTAATTTTTCATTCACGATGAAATACATATATATTTGATGCATATAATCAGCTGGGATTTTATCCATTCTAATATATTTAACGTGTGTTTTCGTGTTAGGACATTTTACCTCAACTGCTCCTAATCTATCTACAGTAAAACCATCAGGAGATAAACCAATATTGTCTTTATATTCTTCGTTTACACAGAAACCAACATCTACTAACTCAATACCTTTTACTTGACTATATATAGACTTAGCAAGTGGTTCTATCTCTTTTCCTCTCTGCATTGATGAAGATGTATAATTATCTCCTAAATCTCCTGCTTCAACCTCTGCTATTAATTCATCAATAAGACTTAAATTATCACTCTTAAACACTTCTTTTAATCTAGTTCCAGTTATGCGACCTAAACGAAGATTTAACCAATCCTTACTACCTTGTTCAATGTTTACTTCAATCATGATATTTGTTTTTTAATTTTATCAATGTCAATATTGTTTAATTTCTCATCAAAGTTATAAGAAATAGTATCTTTTCTATTTAAATCACTTCCGAACATTTTACCAAAATGGTCACAAGCATCTTTTATTGCTATTGTTTTGGCTATTGGTAAAGCCATCATAACTGCACCTTTATTAACATTAGACATATCAGATTTTAAAGAACCTGAACCTTTTACAGTTTGAAGTTCTTGAGCACCTACTCCATCATGGTACATCATTTCATTATTTAAAGGGTGTTTATAGTGAACTCTTACACTTACCTCTACTGCATTCATTAACATACCAGTCTTTAACACTTCAATCTTATAAACTTTAAATATCTTTTTTAATAAATACTCCACCTTATCAATAGGTAAATATCTATAATTGTTAATATAAGGGTGAGTTTTAACCCATGCTTGAGGAGGTTGAGCATTTAATAACACTAATAAAGCATCTTCTTTTTTCGCTACTTCAACATCAGAGTACAGTTCCTGCAACGTTGGTAAATTTGCTTCTTTCATAATCTTTGTTTTTTACAGTTCTAAATTAGTTACGTTCTCAAAACTTTCTTTGTCAAGGTACTTTAAACACATACTTGAGATATTAATAGCTAAATTAATTAAGTCAGGCTTACTGTGTTTAATACCGTTTTTTATTGCAATCTTTTTTAAGTCTAGTATTGCAATCTCATCTTCAATGTCTACTTGTGTTTTCATGTTTTCATGTTTTTATTTTTTTACAAATATACAAAACTTTATTTGATTAATACAAACAATTATAATAAATTATATTATAATTGTTAAGTTAAATAAAAAACCCCTTGAAATTCAAAGGGTTAGATAGTAGTTGCGTATATATAGATGTTAGTAGAAAAAGAAAAAACCTTTATTATTTATCGGTTTTTCCTTGAATACCAACGTGTAAAATAAGTTCTTCACCTGTCAATGCGAAGTGTAAATTTTGAAGTTGATGGACATAATTGCAAAAAGAAATACATTTATTATTTTCATCATCTAATAGTTCAATTCTATTATTTTGCCAAATTAAAAAACTATTTGATTTTATATTTAAAAAAATATCATTTGTTAAATCTTTAGTAAATCCAAAATCAAATAACCATCCCTCGTTTATTATAATTGGTCTACAATGTTTTATTTGAACACTTGTGTCCCATTCAGGATTTCTATGATATTCACCTTTTACAATTAATTTATCCACATATTCAACACATAAGGCATTGCCTAAACATTGAATGTAATTACCTATTCTTAATTCATTTGCTTTTAACATATTCTTTTTTTAATTTATTTTAGTCGGGTTTTTCTTCATCTACTAATTAACCCGTACTATGCACAACACTTTGTATAGTGTCGTAGTGAGGCACGAGCTCTGCACTATACAAGATGCCGTTAGCTACAATTATTTGACTTTAGGGTGTTCCCACTTTTCACGTCCACACTTACATTTTGTTGCACTACTTGTTTTGTTATCTGGTTCAAAATAGCCACATAACATATTGCTAACAGCAGGTATAGGTAATATTTTTGCTTCCTTCAGTGCTTCGATAAACCTATCCTCTGTCATTGCTTGTATCACTTCACCCTCTGTGTAGCTCCCATCATTTTCAAACCTTCCAGTATCTGCGTAACAATCGGATAGGTTTTTAAACAGTTGTCGTAATTCCAATTCATTCATTTTATTCAAATTTTGTAGTTAATAATCACAAAAATACATACCTATACCTGCGTTCCGTTATGCGTAATAATCTTTCATATCAACTCCTTTAACTCTACTTTACCCTCTTCAACCAAATCGCTAAACACTTCTATCATGCAGTTAATAGTTTCTTGCTTTGTTGAGCAACCTTTAAATGATGCTACTTTTTTAAATTCTTTAATAAACCTAGTTGATTTTTCACTAGCTTTAAAATTAGTGTACGTTTCTTTTTTCATTGTTTTTTATTTTCTACAAATATAATCATTTATTTTTAATCTGAAACAATTTTATTTCTTTTTTGTAATATCTTTTAAAAAAATATGTTCACAACCATAATTTAACACCTCTTTAGCTCTATATCTTTGAAGCTCCTTAATAGTATCATTAGCTTCTTTACATTCAATAAATAAAGGTTTTTCATTCTCTTTTAAGCATAATAAATCTGCAATACCTTGTTTATTTGTCCTAGTTAAATTAATTACATAGTAACCTTTAGATTCATACTCCTTAATTACTTTCGTTTGAAATTGTGACATTATAATCTTTTTTGAATTGATTGACTGTGTACGTTTTTTTCTTGCTTACTGCATCATATACTCGCTTTTCAATGCCACCTAATCCAAATATAAAATAAACGTTATTCTCTTTTCTTTGAATAGTTGTAAGCCTATCTAATGACTGAATAAATTTAGATCCACTAAAACCAAAGTTTAAATAAATAAGACTTTCAGCTTTTGAAAGGTTTATACCCTCTGCTCCTGAATATTGTTGTAATGCTATTGATTTGTTAGTTGTGTTAAATTCTTCTAAGTTATCTGTAATTTCATCTTTAAATACCTCTTTAATCATTTTATACTCTTCTTTGAAGTAATAGAATATAGCTATCTTTTTATTTTCAAAACGCTCTTTTATAAACACTGCTTTTGAAAAATCTGTCACCATTGATTTACCACTTTCAAACTTTATAGTCCCTGAATATAATTGATGAAGTTTAGACTGTAATTTGACTGCTGTATCTGCTAATATTGTTTGTTCTTTACCCTCAAATACTAAATCTTTTTTAAGCCTATTAACTATCATATCAGTTTGTGGGTGCATCTCACAATAAAGAATATTTTCGTTAACCTTAGAATGAAAACCAGCATCTTCTTGGGTAAACTTATGGATGTAATGTTGTATAACTTCATTAATTAATTCATCCTTTGTTTTTGTATAATCTTTAATAACTCCGTAACCTAAATGCTTTTGTTCTACGCTTACAAAATGATTTGCCCACTTATAGAAGTTTGTATATTCTTTAAATGGGGAGTACCATGACATCCAAAATTGATGAAACCATTGAGAACCGCTTTCACTTGCTGGTGTCCCTGAAAGCATAATCATAGGTAGATATGAATATTTTAATTTAATATCTTTTGTCCTTTTAGATGGTTTAGGAAATGCACTATTGACATGATTCTCATCTAAAACTATACAATCAAATTTGCCCTCAATTTTATGTAAACTTTCATAATTAATTACTGTTAATTCAAAGAAGGAATCAAATAGAAAATCTTTATAATCTTCTATTATTGATTGAATAGCTTTCTTCTTAGTAAGAAATAGAACGTTTTTAAAGTTAGATAGTCTAATTGTTTCTAAAGCTGTTGCTGTTTTCCCTGTTCTAACTGAATGCTGAATGTAAACTATATTCTTCTCCTTTAAAATATCGTAACACTCTAAAGCGTTTTTTGTTTGGTAATCTCTTAATTCTTTAAACATTCTCTTCTAATTTTTTAACTGCTCTTATAACTTGTCTCCTTGAAATACCTAACAATTCAGCTACTTTAGTTCGATTAAAATCTTTATCATTTTGATATATTAATTTTATTTTATCAAAAGTTGTTTCAGCTTTCTTAGTTGTGTTTTTGATGTCCTGAGTTTCGCTTGATTCATACTTTATTTTCTTAGCAGTGTTTACAAAATACTCACTTAACTTTTCAGCTTTTAAAATAGATTCTTTAGATATTTCTAATAAAAATTTATCTTCATCAAAGAAACAATCAAAAGCATGAATAAGTAAAGCAAATCTAGGAATGTATGATTTTTGTTTAGGGTACATAGATTTTAAATATTCGTTTTCATCTTCATTATTTTGAATAGATGTAATTTTATTAAATATTCTTTTCCATTCCAGTTTAGCATCACTAGAAAACTTTAAAGTCATTGGCTCTATCTCTCCGTTTTCATCACGTTTAGTATTGTTTTTAAATGTTTCATACATTTTAATTATGCTTTCTCCGTACCATTTAATTGTACCATAGTCTAATTCATTTTCGTTATACTCTTCAATTTTAGCATCTGGGAAACTTAGTAACATTCTATCTAAAAAACCATTATCTTTAGTTTCCTCAGTAGACATATTATTTAAAATAGATGGTTGAATACCTCCAAGAACTGGAATAAAAGGTCTTTCAACGAATGAAGAAGTAGCAGTCTTTCTATCCATTGTTACAGACTTTCCACTCCAACAACTTAACCAAAATTCCAAATCCGAACCAGCTCTATATTTATTCATGTCTTTTAACCATCCTGCTAACTCATCTTTAAATACTCCTACTGAATTGTCGCTTTCTTGGTGCATTTCAACCAATGCTTCTAAAGTAATATCATTTGCTATAAATTGAGATTTTCTAGGCTTAACAGTTTCAGGATATTCTTCTTTATCCTTTTTCGATAATGATTGATAGTGATTATACTTTTCACTTTCTTGAATAAATCTTTTTATCTCTTTTGAATTAGATTTAAGTAATGGGAATATAACGTTATTAATAGATGGTGTCTTACCTAAACCAGCTTTACCAACTGTTGCAATCCAAACAACTCCATTTTCATTCCAACCCCTTTTCACTTCAATTTGTAAAGAATTACCTACACAAACACTAATTAGCCATATTAAAGACACTCCCATAAATTCGATGTTAGAATCTAACTTACTAGAACATTCATTAAGATAATATTGAATATCATTGGGAAATATATCTAATGGAAATACTGCCTTATCTAACTTTATAACTTCTTTAGGTATATCTTGTTTTAGTTCTTCTATTTTAGATTTTAATCTACTTCCAAAACCTTGCTCATATAAATCCTTAGTTGCTTCTTTAAAGTCTCCGTTGTGATACTTGTATGTATAAGCTGTAAATGGACTTATTAACTTTTCGTTTGGGTATATTGTTCCAGTAGTGAATAGAAATAAGCAATTAGAATCTTTAAATATATAACCTGAATGTGGAGACGTTGAACCATGTCTTTTAACAAGTATATGTTTACTCTTTATACCTCTTGTTGGTATAGTAAATTCATCACTAATAACATTCCAAATATCATTTTGATTATTAAAATCCTCCCATGGTGTTAAATCGCTTTCTTCATATACTTTCTTTTCCTTTTTAGGTTGTTCAGGTTGTTCTTCGATATGATTATAAGACTTTGATATTTGCCATAGTATATCTCTATCATTATCTGTAATAAAATCTATTTCAAAATAAGACTTTTTAGCGTACTTTTTGTCGGGATATACAAATACATATCCACCATTACCTCTAGTCTCTATAATAGCTTCTTTGTGTCCTTTTAAAGATGCTATCTTAGTGTTTCCTTGAACACGTTTAGACTTGTAAAGTATATGAAAACCTCCTGATTTAGTTTTGTAAACTGAAAACTTATCTTCAAAATCTAAAATGTTATCTTTTAAAGTGTTATAATATTCATTCCAAAAGTCGTCTTTTTCTTGTTGAGTAGAGAATACTTTAGTATCTATATCAATAACTTCTAGGTGTTCAAATCCAGTTACAATACCAATACCTTTAGTGTTATTAGTTTTTAAATGTTTTACAAAACTATCACTCGATAATTTAGTCGTTTGTTGTTCTTTCCATGGAAAGTTTGGTTGTTTATTGTCCCCGATAGTTATAACCGAAAAGAAATCTAAAAACCTTAATGCTTTGTTTTCATCCATTATATTATTTTTTTTAACGTAAAAAGGGTTTCAAACTTTCGGAGGGACGTTCCTACTAATTTAAAACCCTTTTAGAATAATTTCTTTAAATGTGCGTCCCTTCACGTTTGCAAATATACAAAACTTTTTATAAATACAAACTATTTTTAAACATTTTTTTTTACTGCGACATACTGCGACATACTGTGACATAAAATTTAGTACATGTCACACCTCTAAAAGTCAATAGCTATATAGGTTATAGCGTTTTATACTGTGACATGTCACACCTACACCAAAAAAAATAAAAAAACATTTTAAAAAAATAAATCTTAATGTGACGCTAAATGTCACACCTAGCTTAAAGCCTTATAAACATTGAGTTTTTAGTGTGACATAAAATAAATGTCACACTAAAACTTAAGCATACTTATAACAAATAAAAATATTTTTTCTTTAATCCCCATATTCGTTATTTTTATAGAATCCTAAACTTTTTTTAAACTTACAGTACTCTTTATTAACTTTTCTTAGATGTCTTTGCATCATTAAACTACCTTTTCTTTTTCTATTTCTCTTCATCTCTAAAACATTTGTTAATTGCTTCATTTACTTTTAAAGCTATGGCATTGTGTTGCTCTGCTACTTCTTTATCATTGTTACCTTTGTGTATGCCATCTAAAACATCATTAACAACATATTTAAGGTTGTTAGTTATAACCTCAGGTACTACTTCATTAGCTAGTTCAATATCATCAATTATAGCTTGTAATGTACCTAGAACTTTAACCATAGATAAATCATACATCTTTTGATTTTCTCGGTATTTCAACGCTCTTAATTCTTGGTTTATTTTTTTGTTACTCATAATCAAATATACTTGTTTGGTTTACATTTTGTTTTCTTTCTATTCCTAACATAGTTTCAAAAATAGTTCTTCCAGCTTCATAGTCAACTAAATTTCTTAAAACATCTCTATATCCACCTACATTCGCCTTTACTCTTATATCGTGAAAATTCTCTAATGTTTTATGCTCATCTAATCCTCCGCAAAATTTACCATCATATTTTCTGTAACTTAAAATATTAGGTATATTAAAATTAGTCCAGTATAAATGTCTATGTCTTTTTTTAGCTGGTATTAAAGGCTCGTAGTATGGTATTACATTCTCAACTACATACTTTCCTTTAAAATAATTTTCTAAAAAAAGTATCTCCTCATAAAGAATCATACTAGGATATACCGGAGTGAAACTTCCTCTATTTTTTTGCGAGAATCTAACCCTTGAATGTGACGGACAAGGTGGGCTACTCCATATAAAATCAAATTCCTTATAATGGTCTAATAAGTATTGATGTGCATCTGCAACAATTACTTTATCATTTGGAAACCTTTCTTGATATAATTTAGCTAACTCTGGGTCTAACTCAACTGCTGTTACCTCAATATCTTCTTTTACTTCATTCCACTTGTACCTGTTACCTCCTAAACAAGCATATAAATTTAAAATTTTCATAATTTATCAAATATTATTTTTTCTTTTTGGTGCATTTGCAAAACACGTTTTAACCCGTCAATCTCGGAGCTAAATTGGGATATTCTATATTTTTTATTTTCAGAATTTCTATTGTTTCTTCGCTTAATGTAAGACCCTCCTACTCCTATTTCAACGTTTTTTAAATCAGAATTATTTTGTATGTAATTATTTAAAATTTCTATTCTTTGATTTATTTCTTTTATACGTCTATTGTGATAATCTATTTTACTTTCCATTTTTCATAATTTATCGAATATTATTTTTTCTTCTTTACTTAACTCTTTGTAGCTAGGTGCTACATATCCTATTATCATTTCACTTTCTGTTAAATATGTTTCGTCTTTGCAACCTAATATACATTCTTTACCTGGAATTACTTTATACCTAAACAATCTATTGCTATCATAGTTACCAGTATATTCACTCATTAGTGGATTGTTCAATAAACACATATCTAAAACGTCTATTGCTTTTTTATAGCTAAAGTAGTATTTTTTTCTAACTATATTATATTTATAAATTGAATTATAAATAGTTCCTCTAGGAATATCTAACTCCTTAGATGCATAGTGTATACTTTCATAAGATTTAAGATAATTACCTTTTAAATCAAACTGATAAATTGGCTTTAATGGTGTCATTATTTAATTGCTTCTAAGTATTGTAAATATAAATCTAAGTTGAAATTACCTCCTTTTGTTTCAGGTGTCGTTTTAGACTTCCAAAACTTAATTAACTTACCAATGTTTCCTCCGATGTAAATGTTTTCTTTTTTCATAATTAATCTAAATTTATTCCATTATCAAAAATATAATCAACTGCAAAATCTAAACATTTGCTTTCAATCTCATCTTCTACCTCTTGACTTAAACCAACAAAGCTTATCGCTGGTGCTAAATATTCTAAACTTTGGTTTAACTCTACTTGTATTTGGTTTTCGTGATAATCTTCAATCTGCATCAACTTCAAATCGTAAACATCAATTTTTAAATCGTCGTTAATAGTTTCGTTTAATTCTAAGGTGTGTAAACTTAATTTGTCAGCACCGTTTAAAATTGCTAAATCTTTGCTAATGTAAGCTACTCCGTTGTGAATGTAAATCGTTTTCATAATTTCTTTGTTTTTGTTTGTTTGTTTGTTGATACAAATATACTAAATCTTTATTGAATAAAACAAATTTATTTTAAAAATATTTTAATTTTATTTAAATTAACTTGTAACTTGTTGATTATTAAGACTAAAAAATCCGTACACCTCTAAAGATATACGGATTAAAAACAAAAAGTATTATGAATACTATATAAAGATACTATTTAATATCGAATTTCATCATTCTATTATTAGACATTTTCAAAGATACATGAATCCATTTGTACCCATATTCATTAATTAGTTGGTCGTATTCTAAGTTTTCAGCAATCCAATCAAATAGTTTTTTATTCTCGGTTGAACTCCCAGCTGAAATATCTATTGCTTCTCCTTTCTTGTGTTGGCTATTTTTAGCACCTCTAATAGCATAATTTAACTCTTCTGAACGATAGAACGAATTGATGTATATAGGAGAGTCATACCATTCTCTAAGTGGCTCAAATACATTCTCAGCAACATACTTCATTTTAACTAAAGTATCAGGACTTGGAGTATTATCTATTTTTCTAGCCTTAGCAGTATTTGAATGCGTTGCTTCTTTATAACTTAAATGCTTACTTATGTTTTCCATTATTTTAATTTTTGATATATTTTTATTCCACTAACTATTCCAACTATTCCAGTGGCAATTTTACCCACTCGATTAAAGAACTTTCCTTTTTTAACATCTTTTTTCAAGTCTTTTATTTCTGTTCTTTGTATAAATATAACGCTATCCTGAAGCTCTATCTTTTCATTTTGGTTAGAAATAACACTATCGCAACTTTTAACAAGTTCATCATAGAATTTTAAATTTAACTCTAAAGACTTAATTAACGTGTCTTGTGTGTCAATTATAGTCACAGTATCTTTAAGTTCCTTAGAAGTCGTTAAACTATCCTTTAAACGTTCTATTTGGTTATTCAAGCCGTTAACCTTTGACTTGTTCTCTACTATCTTAGTTTTCCACTTAGTCACAATACTATCTTTACCATGTATAACGTGCTCAATAGTTTGAAGCCTAACATCTGAGTAATGTGGTTTCTTTTTAAATATTAAGTATACTATTATACATAATAAAATAACTATTATCACTGAATCTCTATATTTCATTTCTTTTCTACTCTTTTACCTATTGAATCAGTTAATTTAGTACCTAATGCTACACCCACCATTGTTACAAATACATCATAGCGAAAACCCTCTTTATATAAATCAAAGATAACCATAAAACTAACTAAATTCCACGCACTAAACATAGTTAATGAAGTCCTACTCCATCTACCATCTTTCTTTAATGTATCGTTAATTAGTGCCATTATATGTTTCTTCATTTCTTAGTGTATTCTTGAAGTAATTTAACGTAGGCATCAGCTTGATTGTTTAATGATTTTTCTAAATGTTGAATGGTTTTAGTTACTTCATCTAACTTTAAGTTGATAACTGTTTCTAAATGCTGAATATCGCTAGGAATCTTTTCTTCTAACCTAATTACTTTGCTCTCTAGCTTCGTTACTCTATTGCTTGTTTCTGAGTTCTTTTTTTCGCTTTCTAAGAAACTTTTATGCAAGTCTTTAAAGAAGTATCGAGCCACACCGAAAAGTACCGTTACAAGTGAAATTATTATGTAGTTTGGTGCTTCCATTATATCGGTGTTTGTTCCGTCCAATAAGGTTTCTTTAACTCTAATAATATCTGAGAATGAGTGAAAGCATTAAAAGTGTCACCCTCTACTACAAAGAATTGTCCATCTTTTGATATGTTGTTAAATTCTACTTTTGGATAACCTACACATAAGGATTTATCTATTGTGTTTATTTCACTTATTGGTCTTATATCGTAGCCCATAATTTTATTTTTTTTAGTTTGGATACTGTAAGGCAGTACCGCCATTATATAATTCTGTAATTTCTGTTGGTGTTTTTACTGTGTTAAAGATAGCTATTTCATCTCCAACTCCATTTAACAAACCTCTAGCATTAAATGTTAACTGAATAGCTGGACTTTGAGCCTGAGCAGATGGAATTGATGTTGTTGTTTCAGCTACTTGTACACCGTTTAGATATATACGCATATAATTAGAAGTTTTGAAAACTGCCACTGCGTGATACCATGTAGTAGGTGAAAATGTGCTTCCATGAGAATAACTCAACTGCTTTAATGTCGATAAGTCAGGTGCTAAATCAAATCTCAAAAAATTATTAAGTGTACTAGAACCGAACTGAAAACCTCTAGCACCGCCTCCTCCTAACCTACCTAGCCCACCAACGTTTACGCCTTGCCAAGCACCCTTAAACCAAAAAGAAAGAGTCATATCTCCAGTAATAATAGGAAATGAAGTACCCATATCAATATAATCGTTTACACCATCTAAACTAAACCCTTGATTAATTATTCCAGTACCGTATGTTGCACCATTTACAAGTGTACCGTTGTAATTTCCCAAAGCATCGTTAGGAGTGTTGTCTGCTGTGTAATAAGCTAACAAACCATTCCAAAGAGGGTTAGCACCTCCACCACCACTAAAAAGTCGATTACTAGGTGTAATCATATTTCCGTAACCGTACATCATTAACCTAAGATTAAAGCTACTGAACCACTCGTTAAAGTAATTCCACTAAATTGAACACCATCTAAAGGTCTTATGTATGCACCAGCTTTTACAGCAGTTGCTGGAGTTGAAACGTAAGAACTCAAAGCATCAACACCACCCACTTTTAAAGTAGATATTACAGTGTCCTCTAGTACAAAAACACCATCTATAACCTTTGTCGCTTCTGTTGTATCATTCACAATGTAAACTCCTTTATTTGCTACTAACTTATCTAAATTTGGTAAACTCATTTTATTTATTTTAAAGTGTTATTATTCTGTAATTTATGTATATATCCATTGTGCTATCTCCTACCGTTGCATCTGCACCTGACAAAACAAAGTTTAAAGGCTCATTAGCTACTAATTGAGTAGTAGTAGAAGAATTAACCCCCATAAAAGCAAATACATTAGATGTTCCGTTTAAGTACCCTGACGCTAAGAATTGATGTGTAGCAGCAGTATTTATCTGTAATTCAAAAGCAGTGCTTCCACTATCAAAAGCAACCGTTCCATATTGAAAATTAACCGAAGCACTTACAACCTCGATTACCTTACCAGCACCTGGAGCAGATATTAAAGAAACTGGTACACTATTAGCCGTTCTGATTTGCGAAGCACTTAAAGATACTTTTTTATGTAAAATAAACCCCTCACCACTAATACTTTTAGTGTCAAAAGTTGCACCATTCCACTCACTAACTTCTAGTTTATCTAAAGGTTGTAACTCTGTACTCTTTGCCGTTAACTCACTTATTTTCTTTTCTACTGCCATCTAACTTTTTAAGATATAATTCTAACTTCTTAATGTTCTCTTCTTTAACTTTATATTTGCTTTTTTGTTTCATATAAACCAATTAGTGAAGTTATTACTTCCATGATTAGGGAAAATATCATTTTGACTGTTAGATGTATATTCAGGAAATAAACTTTGATTATAAACCATGTAATCTACAAACCTTTCAGCATAGTTTTCTGCTAAACTTCTAGACTTTTGTATTAAAAAATCTACTTCGTTTTTCTCAACACTATCTGCATTTTCAGAAGTGCTTTTATACACTCCTTTATTTGTTACGTTATACGCTGCGAATGGTAGATATTCAGTCATAGCAAAGTGTATAAGCATCGGCTTAACGTAAGTTTCTAGTAACGTTAAATAGTTACCACTTAAAGTACCAGCAGTAATGTCAGCTTTTAACTTATTTAGTAAATCTGTACCTAAATAACTTTGTATGTGTATGTCTTGTGCTATTTTAACGAATTGTAATAGCTTGTCTACATCGAGGTTACCATCTACAAAAGTAAATCGTTTTAAATCTATTGGTTGTATTAATAATGCTTCTGCCATCTTATTGAACGTCTTTAGGTAAATTCTTATTATTTGGACTGAAACCTTTTAGAGGTAAATTTTTAGGGTAAATAGAAACCTCAAATGGATTAGTTACTTTGAACCCTTTAATCTCAGCAGCTCTAGTACCTACTTTTTTAAACTCGTCACTATCTTCATTAATATCTAACATCATTGTAACCCTTTGGAATTTATGGGAGCATCGTGCACCGCCCTTGAAGCGAAAAATATCGTATGTATCAGAACCAAATTCTCCAAAACCTTTGTTAACTGGTTGCGTACTCATTTTATCAATATCTTCTTTCCTATAAAGTTTATTAGCAGTTAACATAGCTTTACAGAATGCACGTTCAGGACTTTTATTTCCTACATATTTATATCGTACCTTAAAAAATTTATCTTTAACTAACTTGTCTTGTTTACTTCTTGCAGTTGGTCTTGCAGTACCAGTTGAAACTAGATTAAGCATTTTAGATAATAAACTTTCTTTACCTAGTTTACTTTC